CCTATGCAGCTAACGACGATGTTATAGTAGGATACAAAGGTTCATCAGAAGCTGATGCTCCTGCATTCTATTGCCCATACATTCCGTTGATGTCATCTGGTGTTGTTCTTAACCCAACTACATTCGAACCAACTGTTTCTTTCTTAACAAGATACGGTTACGTAGAATTGTCAAACACTGCGTCATCTCTTGGTAACGCAGCTGACTACTTGGCTAAAGTGGCAATTACAACTGCTAACTTATCGTTCTCTTAATAGATCGATCAGTAACAATATTAAAAATGGGGGGTGTCAAAACCCCTCATTTTTTTTGACTGCAACATCATTGACGCAGACCAAAATATCCTATACAATACACTTACCAAAATATTATGAGCAAAGGTAACATTGTGCAAAAGATCAGACTGATACAACCTATATTTGTGAATGACACAGCAGATTCTCAGACCACTGTGTTGGGCGCAGACAATGCCAATCACAGTGTGAGTGGCCTAATCACCAGAATTGAACAGGATCTAGACTTGGGTCAAAAAGATTTTTTATTGTTTGTGACCACCAAACAAAAACAAAACAACAGTGATTGGAGCATGCATGCCAAAATTATTGACACCATCAAACAACGTTTTGCCGAACGCATTCATCTCACAGTGGATGTGTGCTTGTGTGGTGTGCGTGAAGATGGTCACTGCTGTGTGCCAGATGATGCCATATTGACACAACAACAGTTGGGCACATTGGCACAAATTTGTGTGACAGCAGGAGCAGACAGTGTGGCACCCAGTGACATGCAACCTTTCACAGTGGCCACCATCAGAGCACTGACCAACATACCCATCATGAGTTATTCCACCAAGTTTCGCAGTGTGCAGTATGCTGCCTTTAGAGAAGTGGTGGACAGTGTGCCCAATTCTGCTCGTTGGTATCAATTGGATGTGGGGGATAGAGCATCAGCTATTAAGAGTTCCATGCGTTATGCTGCACAAGGTGCAGACTTGCTCATGGTAAAACCTGGCATGAGCAGCATAGATTTGATTCAACCCATCAAAGAAGCCACCAACAAACCTGTGGGTGTGTATCAGACCAGCAGTGAATGGCTGGCCATACAAGGACATGCTCAAATGGATGCAATGCTGAAAGAAACTTGTGTGGTGTTTCAGCGTGCAGGCGCTGCATTCATGATATCATATGGTGCTAGATTGCTGCAAAAATTACTTAAATAATTGTATGGAACAGCCAACTGAAAAAGAATTAATGGAATCATATCTAGCTCAGCGCAAACAGTTGGATCAATGGATTCGACATCATCCCATGTTTGCACATGAAATACGTCGCATAAAAAATCAAATAGATCAAATGATGAACAAGCGTGCTGATCTGTTAATCATGTATCGTCAAACACGTCGTGAACACTATTTAGAACAGGCTAGAATCACCCTGTTGCAAGCGCAAAATCACCTTAAAACCTTCTCAAAACTAGAGCTATTAGCCACACTGTCAAAAAGATAAATAACTGTGCTTCAAAAATAGTTTTGAAGTTTATGCGGTTTAACCCACCGCGTATAACATAGAACGTTACAGGAGAAAACAAATGGGAAGACCAATAAACAAAACAAAACTAGGCACATACACAGGTGCCATAGGTATAAGATGTGAAGCCTACATAGGTGGATCAAATCAAAGTGATGTGTTCATTGTGAAACAAGTTGGATCTAAAAGATTCAAAGTTCAAGATACATCAGCCTCTACAACAGCAAGAGCCAAATTAGTTGCAACCACACCAGCAGCTCTAGGAGAAATGAGAGTGACTGGTTATGTTGCAGGATCTGCATCAGGCAACTTGTCCACTATGGGCGGTACTGCCAAATATGCGGCTAAAATAACTCAACGCAGATTTATTGCCAGCACTGGTGATAGATACAAATGGACACTTGTGAACGATTCCACAAGAGATTACATTGAATTGACTGCTATATAATAACACCATGGGGGGAGCAATCCCCCCAACTAAAGAGAAAAGATGACAAAATTTTTAAAAGTACCAAATGGAAATTACAACATAAAAGTCCAGTCTGGTGGAGAAATCAAATTGGACACAGGTGCACAATTGGGCACAGTGCGTGTCACAGGCAATCTGGTCGTGGAAGGTGACAGCACCACTGTAGAATCAGAAAATTTAGTTGTAAGAGATAATATTATAGTAATCAACAATGGCGAAGCTGGATCAGGAGTGACTCTAGGCACTGCAGGCATACGTGTGGACAGAGGCAATTTACAAAACGCCACTCTTTTATGGACAGAAGTGGCCAATGGCAATCTTCCTGCTCCATTCAATACCAACGGAGCATTTAAATTTTCTTTGGTCAATGGTGATCCATTAGGTTTAAGAACCAACAGCATCACATCAGACAACGATATTTTTTTAGATCCGGGTGGCAGTGGTGCCATAGCAACACCCAAAGTAAACTATGAAACCTATGTGACCAGTGCCAACGATATACCCAACAAAAAATATGTGGATGATTTTGTCGTAGCATCCATCACAGGTCTAACATATCCAAAAATTCAGCGAGGCAACACCATAGTGAGAGTGTATGACACTGCTCCAGGTGTCACTGCCAACACCATAGGTGCTGCAGGCACAGGCACTGTGGCCACACTAACATTTGCTGCACAGGCAGTGATACCTTTCAACATAGGTGAAATCATTGTGGTTTCAGGTGTGACTCCTGCGGGTTACAATGGCACCTACACTGTGACCAATTCCAGTGTGAGTTCAGTCAGTTATGCCAACGCCACCACAGGTGCTCAGACAGTGTCAGGCACAGTGAACTTACAGGGAGATGCAGCCAATCAAGCCACCATTGAAATCGACGGCGTTTTGAAGAATACTTTTTTATCCAACCAAGTGGATTTTTTACAACAACAGATTAACCTATCAGAAGTTAGAATACAAGAAAGCACCATTTCAGCACCAGGAACCACACAGGACTTAGTGTTGCAAGCACAAGGAGTTAGATCTGTAAGGATAGATGACACACTCATGATCAAAGCCACAGGAGCCAACCCAGCACATGACGGAATCGGTTTGAAATTGTATGCAAACGCTCAAGGCACAGGTAAAACTGGATTATTTTATGTAAATACAAGCAACGTCAGAGACGAAATTATAAGCAAAAATAGGTCTTTGTTGTTCAGTATGATATTTTAGGAACGTATGGCTATTAATAACGCACAAATGAGCACAGGAGCACCGGTGGAATTCACAGTATCCGCAGGGCAAAGCTGGGCATTTACCACCATAATGATTTGCAACAAAGGCAGTGGTGCTGCAACTTTTTCCGTGTATGCAGTGTTATCAGGTGAAGCAGTGTCAGATACTAAAAATAAAATTGTTAACACAGCCAGTGTTGATGCTAACGATACCTTTGTGATGGACAGCGAAAAATTAATATTGGAGGCGGGTGACAAATTGTCATTTCAACAGATCGGTGGCACCAATGGTGACTTGCTGGTGACAGTGAGTTACATTGTAGTGTAATGAGATATATCAAAAGACAGACCACTAATTCACAAACATTTGGCGGACGAGGCATCAATTATGATGCTCAAGAACTCACAGTGATAGACAGTGCTAGTGCATTGTTGTTGCCCAAAGGCACCACTGGAGCAAGGCCCACTGCACAAGAAGGCATGATCCGTTACAATACCACCACACAAAATTTTGAAGCCTATGAAGCAAGTGCTGCATTTGGAACTCCTGGTTGGAAAAAATTTAGAACAGATGAACCCAAACTTATTCATGCACAAAATTTAGGCAATGGTGACAACGTGGAAAAATTATTTGGACCATTGGATGCCAATGATGCTGCAACTCCAGTGCCCAGCGCACCAGCACAAGTGTTGTGTATGGTGGAAAACGTGTTGCAGATTCCCACTACCAACTATACATTCTTACAAAATCCTTGCTATGTCAGCAGCAATGTTATATCATTTTGGGCCAACATTGCCACGTCAGGCAAAACTGGTGCAGGTGCATTTGCTCCTGGCGTTTCAGCCATGTTCAGCAACAATTCAGCAATAGTAAATTTTTCCACTGCAGGATTTTACGTGGGGCAAACTATTTTTGTATCAGGCAGCACCAACAACAGAGGATTTTTCACAGTGGCATCTGTTTCTGCTACTTTTTTATCAATCAACCAAGCATTTATAAATGAAAACGATCCTGGCTATGGCACAGTATCAACTGTAGAAGGATTAGTGAATCAATCAGTGCAGACTGGCACTTATACACAAACATTGGACTCCACAGCAGACACAATACAGATCAGCAGCACCGCAGGATTAGAAGTGGACAACATGATTATATTTGATACCACTTCAGGCAACATTGTGGCAGACACCATATATTTTGTAAAAACTATCAATGCAGGAGCCAATCAGATCACCATCAGCGCCACAGCAGGAGGCAGCACATTTGACTTGTTAGATGCCAATACTCCCGGCAACTGGTGTGCTGGAGTGGGCTATGGCAGACAACCATCCGGTAGTTCTGTTGCCACTGCCACTTTTGCTCCGCAAACATTGACCACCACAGCAGCTTCAGGCAATGGTGCCACAGCTACTTTGTCATTTGCTACACAAGCATTGCCTCCGTTCTACGTGGGACAAACTATTTCAATTTCTGGAGTGACACCCAGCGGCTATGTGCCTGTAGGAAACACAGCCGTGGTCACAGCATGCACAGTGAGTTCTGTGAGCTACAGCAATATCACCACAGGTGCACAAACAGTAGCGGGCACTGTGACTGCAGCAGGCAATGCAATCACATTGAACAGTACTGCAGGTATGTCAGTAGGTCAAGAAATTAGTTTTGTAGGCACAAACTTTGGAAATTTAGTTGATCAAACCACTTATTTTATAAAACAAATACTGGATGGCACACATTTGACCATCAGTGCTACCTACGGTGGTTCTGTGTTTGTTTTAACTCTTGCAGCAGGCTACATGCAAGTGTCCACATTGGGTAATAACCTGTATGTTAATTTCGGCTCCCCAGTGCCTTCAGGCAAGCCTGTGACTGTGCTGCACAATTTTGACAAATAGCATTTGCACATCCTAAAATAAATACAATACAAAACAAGGAAATTAAATGTCAGTAGGACGTATCTCAGGGCCACTATTACGCAGCAATCTACAACGCTCAGATGATCTTGCATTTGAAACTGACCTGTTGTACATCAATCACAGTGGCAACAGGATAGGTATTAGGAACGACGCACCAACTAGAACGTTGTTAGTGAATGGCATGACTCGTAACAATGCTGGTCTCACAGCCATCAACACTGCCACATTTGGCAACATGCTGTTTCAAAATAGTAGTATATCTGCACAGACTGGTCCTATATCTATTACTTCTGGTGGCACTATTGCCACTCCAGAATTACGTGTAGGTGATTTGTATTTCAGCAACAATAAATTAGGAACCTATACCACCAACACAAATTTACAATTGCAAGCCAATCAATCCGGCTATGTTGATATACCCTCAAACGTAGAAGTGTATGGCAGCATCAATGCCACTGGTAACATTGTGGCAGATGGCAACACCGTGATAGGTAATGACAGCACAGATTCTTTAATCATAGGAGCAGATATTAATTCCAACATGATACCAGATGTAACCACTACCTACAACATAGGATCATCTGCCAGCAGACAATGGGGTGACACATTTGCTCAAACAGGCAGTGTGGCTGGTGATATTGCTGTGAGCAATTTGTTCAGTATTGGAGGCATCACTGTAAATTTACCCATCAACAATACCTATTATGTCAGCAGTGGAGGTCTAGACACCAATCCAGGACAGACTGTATCATTTGCCTTTGCCTCAGTGGAGCAAGCTCTATTGGCAGCTACCACAGCAGGTGGCAACAATCTAATTATGATCCTGCCTGGTGTGTACACGGAAACTTTTCCTTTGAATATGCCTGCTAATACCACCATCAAAGGCAGCAGTATGAGATCAGTAAAAATAATACCCACAACCAGCTCACAAAGTCAGGATGCATTTTTAATGAATGATGGTTGTATGATCAGCGATATCACTGTGTCAAATTTTTATTACAGCAGTGCTACCAACACAGGACATGCTTTTAGATTCAAGAACAACATCAACATTACATCAAAATCTCCCTATGTACAAAATGTCAGTGTGATCACACAAGGATCAGCAACTTCTGCTGGCGATCCCAGAGGTTTCAATGCAGGAGATGCAGGCAAAGGCGCATTGGTGGATGGCAGTGTGGCAAATTCGGCCAGTAACAAAGCCAGCATGTTGTTCAACGCAGTGACTTTTATTACGCCAGGAGTGGATGCAATCACTATGAAAAACGGCGTGCGAGTGGAATGGATAGATTGTTTCACATATTTTGCCAATCGCAGTTTGTATGCCATCAACGGGGCCACTGGTTTTGCCAATCTTGGAGTTTTGTTTGGTGCTGAAGTAAGAGTGATTGCCAGTGCATCTGTGTATGGCAACAAAGGTGCAGAAGCAGACGGCGCTGCAACTTTGATGTATCTGATCAATCACAACATGGCCTATGTGGGATCTGGCAAAGATGTGACCAACGATAGAAGTTTAGCCATTCAATCACAGGAAACTGTGGAACTTAACGCGGGAAAAATATATTATCAAAGTCAAGATCATAATGGAAATTTTAGAGTGGGTGATACATTTTCTGTGGATTTCAACACAGGATTTATAAATCTTGACAATCTTTCAACAGTCACATTCACAGGATCCAGTCTCACAATAGGACTGCCTGGTGCACAAACCTTTGTGGATGGGAACAAAATTTTATTGCCTAATTTCACAGTGTCTGGTAACAGCATTAGAAGTGGTATCAATCAAGTGGATATTGCATCTGCCAACGGCACTATTAATTTTTTAACCAACACCAACATCATTCAAAATCTTGATGTGTCTGGTAATTTTACCGTGGGTGGCAGTTTAACTAATCTAGGTAATCAAGTGTCAGATACCATTGACTTTGAAATGGAATTTGTCAGTGATATTCTACCAGCCACGAATAATCTTTACAATTTAGGATCCAACAGTAAAAATTGGGACAATGTGTATGCTAGACAATTCAATGTGGGCAATATCACAATGACAGATAATTATATTGCTGCCAATCAAGGCAATCAAAATCTTGTGATTCAAGCCAATGGCACAGGCAAAGTGACTGTGGACAATTTGCGATTTGACAGTGTGGTGGACAGTTCAACCGGCAATATCAACATCAATAACAGCACTAGGAACACTAATTTCTCTGGTAAAGCCATAAAATTACCCGCGGGTAATGCAGCTCAAAGACCTGCTGTGGCTGCTGATTTGCGGTATAATTCAGTGTCAGGACAGTTTGAAGGTTACAACACAAATGTGGTGTTGTTGGGCGGTGTGAAAGATTTGGATGGTGACACCAGAATTGAACTCAACAGCGATCAATTTTATTTCTATGCCAATGGAGTTAACACTGGAAGAATAGACACTGCAGGCAATTTGATAGTGAATCGTTTTCACAGTCAATCACAATTTGCATTGGACAACAACACAGTCACAGTAGGTTCGGCCACTGCAGGCACTGTGGCTGCTTTGACTGCCAACGGCACAGGAGTGGTGCGTTTTGACACCAGCAATTATGTGTTCAACAGTGGCAGCATACGCAACACAGGCACCAACAGTGACATGCTGTTTCAAATGACAGGTGTACAAAAAGAACAATATGTGCATATGAGTGCCAATGAAAAAGGAATACGTTTGCCTTATGGAACCACAGCTCAAAGAAATCCTGGAGTGATAGGTGAACTGTACTGGAACACAACCACCAATAATTTGCAGGTGTATGGTGGAGCTGCATGGGGCAGCGCATCAGGGGCCAGCGGCACCATAGTGCCTCTGTATCAAGTGGAAGAAATCAACTTGATTTACAATTTAATTCTAGCTTAACAGAACTAAAACCACCAAAATCAATAAATACAACTAATGCCACAATCCGACCAAGATTGAGCAGGACAAACCGTGGTCAACCAGCGAAGAACCTTTGCATTAAAAAAGGGTGAAAACTAGGTTGGTGGCACAAGGATGCCCGTTAAAAGGAGAATAGCATGGCCGTTGGTCGAATTTCCGGTCAGCTCTTGAAGGATAACTTGATCCGTTCCACGCTACCAGTGGCGGAACAAAACATTGCCTTTGAGACTGATCTGTTATATATTGATATAATAAATTCCAGGATCGGTATAAAAACTGCCAGTCCTCAGTATCCTTTAGACGTTGTAGGAACCATCAGAACCACCAATTTAGAAGTGCCCGGTGTCAGCACCGTAAACAATCTCACTTTGTCTGGATCCAGCATCACCACTTCAGCGCCTATTTTATCCCTAGCATCGCCTGACAAAATATTGTACAACAATGCTATCCTAGTGGATGATTTACAAATATCCAACAACACTATTGAAGTGACCACCAGCAATATGAACCTTGAACTGCGCCCCAATGGCACAGGCATCACTGAAATTTACAGCAATGTGGAAGTGACTGGCAATATACATGCCACTGGCAGCATCACTGCAGATGGTAACATCACCATAGGAAATCAAAACACTGATAATTTGGTCATCAATGCAGACATAGCCAGCAATATGATTCCCAATGTGACCGACACATACAATTTGGGCAGTGCAGGAAAAAGATGGAATGAATTTTTCACACAAGATTTAACAGTGGACAACATCACTGTGGGCGGCAACGTCACAGTGGGTGGATTAGATCTTACATCAGTGCCAGGTAATATTATATACGTGGCCACCAATGGTGATAACGCCAACGCAGGACTGCATCAAAACGATCCAGTGTTAACCATACAACAAGCAATCACATTGGCTTCATCAGGAGATCTGATACACATATATCCCGGCACATACACAGAAACGTTTCCCATCACTGTGCCTGTGGGAGTCACCATCAAAGGAGAATCTTTGAGATCAGTGTTGATTCAACCCACTGGTGGCACGATTGATCAAAACGCTTTTATATTGAATGGTGAAACCACTATAGAAGACCTCACAGTAGCAAATTTCCGTTTCAACTCTGGAGCCAACAGAGGTTATGCTTTTAGATATGCTAGCTCATTCACAGTGACCTCACGTTCACCTTACATTAGAAATGTTAGTGTGATCACACAAGGATCTGTGACCAGTGGCGCGGATCCTAGAGGTTTCAATGCAGGAGATGCAGGCAAAGGCGCCTATCTAGATGGTAGTTTGGCCACAGCAGGCAGCAACGAAGCCAGCTGTTTGTTTCAAAATTGCACATTTATAACTCCAGGAGTGGATGCTATAACCATGACCAATGGAGTGAGAGTGGAGTGGCTAAATTCATTTACATATTTTGCCAATCGTAGTTTGTATGCCATAGATGGAGCCACTGGACTCAAGGGCACAGGTCGCACATTGCTAAAAGTGGCGGGACTAGCAGGAGCCGCTGTGACAACAGGACAAACTATCACGTACTATGACACGGATAATTCTACAGTGTTGGGCACAGGAACCATTGCCACCGTGGACAGCAATATATTTTATCTCACAGGCAAAATCACAGGATTTCAAAATGCTGTCAACAGACTGCCTAAAATAATCACAGTCAATGGCAATGCTCAATTGAGCACTGCTCAACTGAAATATGGCACAGCCAGTTTATTGTTGGATGGCACAGGTGATTATCTCACTGTATCCACCAATCCAGACTTTGGTTATGCATCTGGTAATTTTACCATTGAATTCTGGTTAAGACGCACTGCTGTGGGCAATCAAGTGATCATGGATCAAAGGTCAGCAGCAGCACTCAATAATCCTATGATTCACATTGATGGAGGAGTGCTAAAATATTATGCTGCTGCTGCCAATAGAATCACTGGCGCCACCACTATCAATATCAACACTTGGTATCATGTGGCAGTGTGTAAAAACAGTGGCACAACAAGATTATTTTTGAATGGCACACAGGAAGGCAGTTCCTACACAGATTCCAACAACTATGGTGCTACATCTATTTTGACCATAGGTGCAGACTACTTGTATGCAAATGCATTGCCAGGTTATTTGGATGATATTAGAATCACCAAGGCAGCATTGTACACAAGTACTTTTGCAACACCTGCGGCTGAGTTAAGCAACACGCCCCACACAAAACTATTGTTGAATTTTAATGGCGCAAATGCTTCAACCTCTATCTCAGACACTGTGACAGGAGCACAATACATCAGTTTTTCGGGAGGAGCCACTGCAGAAAGATTTGTTAATGTAGATTATACCGATTTTGGTGCTGAAATTAGAAGCATAGCATCAGCTTCAGTGTATGGCAATTATGGAGCATATGGTTCGGGAGTAGGCGTTCTAATGTATCTAGTAGGACACAATTTTGCCTACATAGGCAATGGCAAAGAAGTCAGCAATGATCCTGCCACAGTGATTCAAGCCAATGAAGTAGTGGAGATATCTAATGCAAGAATATTTTATAGTTCTGTGGATCAACGAGGCAATTTTAGAGTGGGTGATCTGTTCACTGTGGATCAAGACACTGGTTCAGTTTCATTCACGGCAGCATCCACGGTGTTGTCTCAAGGCACAGCATTAACATTTATTTCGGGTGGTCACACCACAGTGATCAATGGCACATTGATTCAACAAGACAATGTGAGATTGAGTGGCAACACTATTGAAAGCACATCAGGAGCATTGAATTTGGATGCTGACAATGGACAAATAAATCTATTGGATAACGTTAATATCTCAGGAAATTTGGATGTAACAGGTAATGTGACCATAGGAGGCAACATCACTATTGGAGATCAAACCACTGATACTTTAAGTATTGTGGCAGCCGTGGCCAGCGATATAATTCCACAAACCACAAACACTTATAATTTAGGTAGTGCAGCAAAAAATTGGAACACTGTGTTCAGTTCAACTATCAATGTGGATGGCAATATAAGAATTGAAAACAATTTAATCACTACACAGACCACCAATTCAAATCTACAGCTGAGTGGTGCAGGTACTGGCAGTGTGGAAATAGAAAACTTTAGAATCAACGACAACACCATCAGTAATCTCACTGGAGATATCACTTTCACTCCTGCCACAGGAGTAACTGTGTTCACAGGCACAGGCAGTATGAGATTGCCTGCAGGCAGCACCGCCAATAGACCAGCGTCACCACAAACAGGCATGATTAGATACAACACTGACAATAACTTGTTTGAAGGTTATGACGGCAGCTGGACTGTGTTGCAAGGTGTGTATGATTTAGATCGTAACACCTACATAACTCCGGAGCTCACTCCAGGAGCCAACGACAACACCATTAGATTCTACAGCAACAGTGCATTGGTGGCAGATGTCAACAGCACCAGATTTGATGTGAACACATTGCAAGTGGACAGTATTAACATATCAGGCAACACTCTGACCACCACTGGAGCGAATCAAGATCTGATCCTAAATGCTAATGGCACTGGTTTCATAAGAATAGAAAATTTAAACTTTCAAAACAACACCATTACCAACTATGTGAGCAATGCTCCCATTGTGTTGGAAACCACTGGAGATGGCTATGTGGATGTGAGTCAGGCTGGTGGCTTAAGAATACCCTATGGTATAGGAGCTACCAGGCCCTCAGCGCCTGTGATTGGTATCACTAGATACAACACACAGGATCTGCAAGTGGAGATCTACGACGGTAATAGCTGGGTTTCTGTGGCTGGCGCAGGGGGTGGAGTCAGTGTATTGGGCGCAGAGGAATTATCGATTAAATACGCATTAACATTAGGATAAACAATTATGGCAACAGCGTTTAAAAATAAAATATCAACTCAAATAGGCACCAGTCCTGTGAAGATTTACGAAGCACCTGTGGGTGTTAGCACCACTATACTTGGCATGAGTTTGAGCAATATCACAGGAGGTATTATCACTGCCAGCGTGTTTGTACAAGATGACACCAGTGCTCAAGCATTTTTTATAAAAAATGTGCAGATAGCCACAGGCAGCAGTTTGCGTGTGGTAACCAGTGGTGAAAAATTAATTATTCCTGCCAACTATGATCTGTTTGTTGAAAGCAACACAGCAGCATCATTGGATGTGGTGTTGAGCTATGTGGAGATAAACTAATATGCAATACATCGGCCAACCCATTACAAATGCTATCAAAAGCCATAAAGATAGATTTTTTTACGGTTTACGCAGAACTGATGATGGTGAATTATGGTTGGCCAAAGTAGATCAAATGGCGCCAGGTGACAGTGTGACCATTAATATTCCTGGCTCAGCCAATTACAATTATGATGATTGGAATGAAGGACAAGATTTTTTTGATGGACGTGATGTGAATCATGATAAAATTTATCCTAATTTAAAATATGAACAATACAAATGGGATGATATCAATCTTTTTTATTACATCAATAGTGAAGGTGAATTGGTTTTGAGAATCAATCACCCCATTGACATGGAAAATCCAGGAGCAGCTGCCAATGCATACACGTATCCTAATGTGAATGAAATCCCTGCGTTTACAGGAGCGTCTATCAAATTTGACCAAGATTATGTGACATTTGACAGCAACGAATCTACCTGGGACAGGACTTAGAAAATATATGTATATTATGGTAAATATTAACAAAAACAAGCAAGGACACACATGGTAAAACAGATAATCAATGATGGCGTTACACCTAATGATGGACAGGGTGATAATCTAAGAGCTGGTGCATTAAAAATAAATTCAAATTTTGACGAGCTATACACAGCGTTGGGTGATGGCATATCTCTCACAGTGATCAACAACAATATTATCAGTGCCACTGGTGGCAACAGAATTGCTTTTTATTTTGCCAACCAAGCAGCATTTCCTAATGCTACCACATACCATGGTGCCATAGCACATTCACATGCAGATAACGCCATGTATTATGCACATGGAGGAGTTTGGACAAGGATGTTAAGCACAATTTCCAGTATCAATGATTTAGCAGATGTAAACACCACTGCAGTTCCTGCAGATGGTCAGGCTTTGCTTTGGAATGCTGCCACTTCCAACTGGATAGCTGGCACAGTGAGTGGTGGTGGTGGTGGTGGTGGAGCAGGTGTGACCACATTCGTTGCATTGACAGATACCCCAGCCAACTACTCAGGAGCAGCTAATAGATTTGTAAAAGTTAACGCAGCGACCACCGGTTTAGAATTTGTGGCAGGCATACAGAGTGCAGATCTCAGTGCCATTTCAATCAATGCATTTTTGGATGTGGACACTGTTACATCAGCACCTTCAGTGGGACAGGTTTTAAAATGGAACGGCACCAACTGGATACCAGCAGCTGATTCTACTTCAGGTGGAGGTGGCAGCAATGCAGACACATTGGATGGATTTGACAGTTCATATTTTTTAAATTATGCCAACTTGACCAATACACCAGCAGCAATCTCCTCATTCCTTGCATTATCAGACACTCCAGATAGTTACACATCAGCAGGTAGTAGATTTGTCAAAGTAAACGCAGGAGCCACTGCATTAGAATTTGCTACAGTTGCAGTGCCATCCACATTGGATGACCTTAGTGATGTGGTGATATCTTCACCCGCACAAGGAGACGTGTTGTACTACAACGGCACCAGTTGGGTGAAACAAAATGGTCCTGTAACCAGATGGAGTTTGTCAGCATCAGGAAACGCTGATTATATATTTACAGGTCCAGGATTTTATGCAGCCACCAACGATCCCACTCTGTATCTGCACAGAGGTCACACATACATATTCATTAACACAGTGATCAGCGTTCATCCTATGGAAATAAGAGTGGCTAATGCAGGTGCTGCATACAGCAATGGAGTCACTGGAAATGCCACAGCCACTGTAATATTTCAAGTGCCCATGGACGCTCCCAGCACACTTTATTATCAATGCACAGCACACAGCGGAATGGGCAACACCATCAACATAGTAACATAATATATGTCAGACAGCAACGAATACATACAACAAATAGAAGATACACTGGGTGCCAGCAGATTTTTTTATGGCTTAAGAAGAACTGACCAAGGTGAATTATACTTGGGCAAAGTTGATTTAATGAATACTAACAGCTCAGATGCATTGCAAATTAATTTGCCAGGTAATCCCAATGAAAATTTGCCCAGTTTTACCAGAGGAGTAGATTTTTTAGAAGGTAGAGATGTGGAGCACACCAAAGTTTATGAAAATTTAAATTATGAACAATTTCGTTGGGACAGCAGAAATATTTTGTATTACATTGACTCAGAAGGACAATTAACATTGAGAGTGAACGAACCTTACACATATCCGGTAGGAATATAATATGCCAGAATTTAAAATTGAACGCATACGTTTTAGATGGAGAGGCGATTGGTCTGGCACCACTGTCTACATCAAAGATGATGTGGTTAGATTTGGTGCAAAAATTTATGTGTGTCAAATAGCTCACACTGCCAATGCACTATTTTATGTAGATTTCAATGATGTAAATCCAAAATGGGTTCAGATGTTGGATGGTCAAAGCTGGACTGGCGACTGGACTCCCAGCACAATTTACAAACTAAATGACATAGTAAAACTTGGATCCACACTGTGGATCTGTTTGGATGGGCACACTTCCAGTGCCGATCCTGCAAATGGAATTTCTGGAGTTGAAGCCAAATGGACTGTGTTTGCAGAAGGTGAGAACTGGAGAGGCAATTGGCAATCCACCACTGCATACAGCAAAGGGGACTTGGTGCGTTATGGTGCACAATCGTTCTATTGTGAAACCTATCATGTGAGTGCTTCTGTACTAGAAGGTTTAGAATTAGATTATGTAAAATGGTCCTTGTACACCAGACATCTAGATTATAAAATTGATTGGACTCCAAATACCAGATACAAACCAGATGACATAGTCAAGTATGGTGGTACAGTGTATAGAGTCATCACAGGTCATCAGAGCGCTGTCAGCAACGCTTATGTGAATCCTAACTTCACCACCAACACTGTGGCAGGCACAGGAGCAGCTTTCACAGTGTACAGAGTTGGTGCTGTTTACTATGCACAAGTTACCAACAATGGCACAGGTTGGCTAGCATCACAACAGATCACAGTATTGGGCTCACTATTGGGGGGCTTTGCACCAGCCAATAATCTTGTTATCACAATTTTATCTGTGGGGGCAGGTGGCACCATCAGCACTGTTTCTGTCACGGGCACTGCACTTGCAACTGCTGACGGTTTGGAAGCAGATTTAGTAAAATATCAAACAGTCATAAGTGGCATCGAATACAAAGGCAATTATACTCAATACGTAAGATACAAAAAAAATGACATTGTGCAGTATGGTGGATCCAGTCTTTGGATATGTACAGATCCATCTGATCAAGGCGCATTTGCCAACTCCACAATATTGGATGAAAACAAGTGGGACATTTGGTTGCCTGGTTTAGGATTTGAAGCGGCGTGGAGTGCGACCACTCGTTACCAACCTGGTGATGTGGTGATGTATGGTGGCTACAGTTATGTGTGTAAACTGACGCATTTAAATATTTTACCCACTGTGGCACAAGACAGCAGCAGTGCTTGGAATTTATTAGTGCCTGGCTACAAACTACGAGGTGACTGGATAGACAATGACAGCACTGCAGCCAGTTATTACAAAACTGGAGATGTGGTACGCAGTGGTGGTAATTTATACATTGCTGTGCAAGACAATGCTGGCGTGTTGCCTTTGGCTACCACTTCATATGATGTGGGCACATACTCACCAGGTCCTTGGCAATTGTTGGTCACCGGCAAACGTTGGAGAGGCCCTTGGAAACAGATAGATAATGTGACCAATCTAGCTGGTTACTACTACCCTGGTGATGTGGTCACTGTGGCCGGCACCACTTATGCTTGTAAACTTTATCATATCAGCACTCAATCACTTTCTAAACCTACATTGGATGTAACCTCTCCAACCACTTATTGGGACAAATTGGCTCAAGGAGCCACCACCAATGTGTTGGAACAGGTAGGAGACATCAAGACTCAAAATGCTGTGGGCACAAAAATAGCTATCAACATTGGAAGTTCTGGAGAATCATTACAGATCACAGACAGCTTGCCTGATTGGAAAACACAAGATCAGATTGCCAAAGTTTTCTATGTGTCTGTGGAAGGTATTAATGGACTTACCCGAGGTACCACCATACAGACAGCATTTAGAACAGTAAAATATGCCTGTGACTTTGTCAACGCTGACAAACCAGGCAGAACTCCAGCCACTATCTTTATTAAAACTGGTGTGTATGAAGAAATTTTGCCTATCAATGTGCCTTATGACACAGCATTGTGTGGAGATGAATTGAGAAGCACTATAATAATGCCAGCTGCTGGTTATGAAAGTTCTAACATGTTCCTAGTGAACAATGGATCTGGCATCAGAAACATGACCCTAAAAGGATTGTATGGCACACTGGGTGCAGCCAATCAATATTTTACTAGAAGGCCATCAGCTGGAGCATTTGTGTCATTGAATCCAGGTAACTCTCCATCGGATAATACAGCATGGATTGTTAACAAGTCACCTTACATACAGAACGTCAGCACCTTTGGTGATGGTTGTGTAGGTATGAAAGTGGACGGAGATCTACACGCTGGAGGAAATAAATCCATAGTGGCCAACGACTTCACACAAATTATTTCCAACGGCATAGGATTTTGGGTCAAAGGTGAAGGTAAATCAGAGTTGGTTTCAGTATTCACTTACTATTGCCACATAGGTTATCTAGCTGAAAATGGTGGCAAGGTTCGCGCTACCAATGGCAACAATTCTTATGGAACTTATGGTTCTGTGGCAGAAGGAGTGTCACAAGTGGAAGTGCCTATCACAGCAGCAGTAGATAATCAAACAGGTGAAGCATTGATAAATTCTGTGTACAATGATGAAAATCAAATATTTTGTTTTGGATATTCACACACAGGCCAAGACTATACTTCGGCCACAATATCCATCACTGGTTCAGGTGCAGGAGCAGCTGCCTACATAGGTTATGAAAATACTAGATATCAATCAATCAGTGAAGTGAGACTGACTGATCCTTTTGATAGCGGAATCACTGGTGGTATTGCTTATACTTCATTCACAGGCAACACCAGAGGTGGCAATAGCACTTCATTTTTGTTGGCCAATCAATATGAACCAGACTATGAAAAAAATGTCACAGCTTCTCTGGGCAATCCAGTAAACACTCTCACAGTGCAGAATATAATTGGTATGAAAGTGGGAGATCAGATTATTTTTCCAGGTGTTATGTTTGGAGGCGTCACTGCTGATACTGTGTACTATGTGCATTCTTTAGTGTCGGCCAACACCATTAAAATCAGCAACACGGCTGGTGGAGCTGTGAAAGTTTTGACCACTGCTACTGGTGCATCTTATCTTGTATCAGCAGAAATAGTGGGTCAACGTGTGCAAATTTTAGAAGGTGTAGGCAGAGGACAATTTGGAGTGGTTGCATATTATGATCACGCACTTAAACAAATAGATATAAAAAGACAATTTGATGGATTGCCTGGATTTGAACATTTATTAGGTGGATTGGCCATTGAGCCTCTGTTGGATGAATCAACCAAATACAGCATTGAACCATTGATCAATTTTTCAGATCCCACATATTCTGCCACTAACGTAGTATTGCCCATCAGTGCTGCTTGGTCAGTGGTAGGGTCAGCTAGACTGCTGGGTCAGAATGTCACGGTAGTTTTAAGTGCATCAGGAGGATATTACACCATCAATGGCACCAGCTGGTCAGCATGCTCAGGATTGGCGCCTGTAAATTATCTTTACACTGCACGCAGCAGCACAACATTATTGGCTGTGTCCAACAACGCAATATCAGGCACCACTGATGGAATCAGTTGGACAGGATTGACTAATCCAGGTGGTGTTGGTAGTTTTACCAGCATTGCTTGTGAACAGGACGTGTTTATAATCACCACTAATCAAGGATTTATTTGTAGATCTATTGACGCTGGTCAGTCTTGGACCACAGCACAGATAGCCAGTTATGATGGATCAACTCCAGCACTGACTCATTCAGCTGGAGGATCAGGCCTATTCATTGTGTGTGATGACATGGGACAAACCTATGAAAGTTCCAATCTAGGAGCCACTTGGAATCCAGGACCTGACATTGGCAGCGTAGGAATAAATGTGCAGGACATTGTGTATGGCAATAATAGATTTGTGGCAGCCTGCAATGATAATCCTAATGACTCCAGCACGCTGAGCAATAGATTTTATTACACATTGGCCAATCAAGCCACTGTGATAGCATCTACCCCCACTGTGTGGCAACCTAGTGAATTACCGCCAGAAGCAGATCAATACACAATCAGTTATAGTCAAGGATGTTTTGTGGCAGTGACCGAATCAGGAGATCTAGCAGAAAGTATAGATGGCAAACATTGGAAAACATTGGGCACTCAGTTGACTGGTATTGCAGGAGATTATGTAAAGATTGCTGGTGGGTCAGTAAATGGTCCTTGTTTTATTCCTTTGACAGATGTTGCAGGAAACACAATTAAATTGATTAGATACGGTGCAAGGGCATTGGGAAGAGCAAGAGTGAATGGCGGAAGATTGAGTATTATAGAATTAATTGAACCAGGCAGTGGGTATTCTCAAACTCCTGTAATGACAATAGTTGATAATAACAATACCATAGAAGCTTTGTTCACAGTGCGCACCAACAATGGCACATTAAGTCAACCTACTTTTACTAACAGAGGCACAGGATTCTTAAACGTAGCAGCCACGGTGTCAGGAAATGGATTAGCAGATAAATTTCAAACAGGAAAATTTTTAAGAATTAAAAACTTAACTAGATTACCTAGTCCAGGTGATAACGTGTCATTTGCGAGTATTCCAGGAGTAATTTTTAAACTGGGTAACTTCGTAACGATAGGTGGAGTAGAGCCCAGCATTTATGGCACATTGAGAATAGGTCCAGGAGTGGATGCATTTTCGGCACCGCCGCACAATAATGTGATTACAATCAGACAGAACTACAGTCAAGTAAGATTAACAGGACATGACTTTTTAGACATTGGTACTGGTGGCAGAGTGACCACCAACTATCCACAAATATATTCACAAGGTTTCACAGCAGGTTATGAACCACAACCATTCAATGAAGTGGTTGAAGCAGGTGGAGGACGTGTGTTCTATACCAGCACTGACCAAAATGGTAACTTTAGAGTGGGAGAACAGTTCAAAGTGGAACAGTCCAGTGGTATTGTGACTTTGGCTGCAGACTTTTTCCAATTGGAAGGACTGACTGAACTAGCATTGGGTGGTGTGGTATTGGGTGGATCTGGAGCAGTGATCCGTGAATTCAGCACTGACCAAACCATGGCTGCCAACAGTGACAACATAGTGCCCACACAAAGAGCATTTATAGCTTATCTACAAAGTAGAATTCAAGGTGGTGGATCTGTGTTGAACGTGTCCAGTTTAAGAGCAGGAGCTATTCAGATACAAAACACCAACATATTGAATGTGGGTGGAGAAACCATTAATATTGAAGTCACAGCAAATATTAAAGGTGGAGTAAAAGGATCGCCTTTAGCGCTGAGTTATTTCTTGGGTGGTGTAGCATCCACAGCTCTAGATGAAGGCGATGCTGTCAGCGTATTTGATGCAAGCAATGGATATGGTAGTTAGTATGATAAATAACAACATAACAGGGAATTCATAAAAATGGCTGAGTTTAAATTAGGTAGGATTAGGTTTATTTGGAAGGGAGCCTGGATCACTTCAGTAACCTATTTCATCGATGACGTAATTAGATACGGTGGTCGTACCTATATTTGTGTGGTGGGACACACCAGCGGAGTATTCCAAACAAATTTAACTGCTGGCTATTGGAACCTGATGAGTGATGGTCAGGAATGGAAAAACGATTGGTCATTAAACACCACATACAAACCCAATGACATTGTAAAATATGGCGGATATTTGTACATTGCCAACCAAGGACACACATCAGCAGCCACCCTTGCACTAGGACTGGAAGCAGATCAAGCCAAATGGGATTTATTTTCAGAAGGATTTGATTACAAATCAGATTGGACAGTTCTTACTAGATACAAAGTAAACGACTTAGTCAAGTATGGAGCCTACATCTACACCTGTATCACTGCACACACATCTGCTGCTAGTGCTGCATTAGGTTTAGAAAATAACATTGCCAACTGGGAAGTGTTCTCCAAAGGATTCAATTGGTTGAATGCTTGGACCGCTCTTACTAGATATAAATTAGGAGATGTGGTAAGATATGGTGGACAACTGTACACTTGTAATCTTGGTCACACTTCAAATGTATCTGCCACTACATTGGGTGGTGGACTGGAAGCAGATCAAGCCAAATGGGATTATCTACACAAAGGTATAGAATACAAAACAGATTGGACTATCAACACCAGATACAAAATTAATGATGTGGTCAAGTGGGGACCAAGCCTTTGGATCTGTACCACTTTCCACGTGTCTAGCGGCACCACACTCACAGCAGATCAGGCCAACTGGGCTGTGTTTGTACCAGGATTAGAATTTGAAGATTCATGGAGTTCAGCCACAAATTATCAAATAGGAGACTTTGTGACCTACGGAGGTTACGGATATGTGGCCAAGACCAACAGTATTAATAAAAATCCCAGCACTTTTGTAACTGTTGATTGGGATTTATTTGTCACAGGATTCCGTTTGATTGGAGATTACTCTGCTGGCACTGCATACAAAACTGGCGACGTAGCACGTTTGGGTGGCTTCACTTATATTTGTATTCTAGACAGCATTGGCAACAGACCACCCAATGTCACTTATTGGAGCAAACTCAATGAAGGAATCTATTGGAAAGGCAACTGGGCCAATAGCACATTGTATGACAAAGGTGATGTGGTGCGAGGTATCATCAACGCCAACAACACATACATTTGTATATTAGGACATACTTCCAACAACGTGGGACCTGCCATAATTACTCAACCTGATTATGCACCAGGAGCAGGAGTGGACACAGGCACCTACTGGCAATTATTATCAGGAGGTGCAGAAAGCTCAGCACTTACCACACAGGGAGATTTATTATTGTATGGCCCGTCAGGTCCAACAAGATTGCCAATTGGACTTTCAGGTCAAACATTATTAGTGAATTCTGCAGGCACATTGCCTGAGTGGGGTTACTTTGGAAAAATTAACAACGTATGGTATGTGGCTCTTTCAGGTGTGGACGCACCAGCTCCAGACTATGGTGCCACATTGAATCAACCTTGGAAAACCATTCAGTATTGTCTTAAAGAGATAGACAAAGGACCGTTGTATCCTAACGCAAAAAATTTATTATTGAGAAACAAAGCATTTGTGCAAAGAGAAACCGTGGCTTATATCAATGCCACATACACAACCACTTGTAGCAATACCACCACAAGCACTAATCTAATCACTTGTGCCAGCACTGCAAATTTAAGAGTGGGCATGAGAGTTGAATTTACTGGCACCACATTTGGTGGCATCAACATTTCAACAGAATATTATATCATAACAAAAACTTCTACTAATATCTCAGTGAGTTTGACTGCGTCAGGCTCTGCAGTCGCACTTTCAACTGCAGCAGGAACAATGACAGTGAAATTAAAATATGATCAAACCAAATGTTTGAGAGACATAGGTCAAATTATTGACGCTGTGATTTTTGATCTAGGTCATGGTGGCAACGAAAAAAGCAGATTGGCTGCAATTTCCTACTACACTGGCAGTGGATCTTATGTGTATGGACAAGAAGTAGAAACCAGTGCTGCAATCACATTTGCCAAAACAGTGATTGATGCTGCCATATCTAATGACAACGCTTATGTAGAATTACAAGCGACTGTGCCTCAAGTGATTGACGCTACTAAAATAGAAGAACCAGAAGCATTTGGCATCATTACCACATTGATGAACATTGTGATTGATAGCATCACAGCTGGTGACATTGATGATGTGCCAGCAGAAAGAATTGCCAACAACACCGTATTTGTAAAAACTGGAACATTTTTTGAAGTGCTGCCCTTATATGTGCGTGAAAGCACAGCTATTGTGGGAGATGAATTAAGAAGCACCAATATCAGACCTGCACCCAGTTATGTGGACGTACAAGACGTGCCATATTCATTGACAGGCATTGATAGATTAAAAAATATAATTGATGACATCATTACCAACACAGCGATCACACCTACGCCTGCAGGTTATATTAGAGTTGTCTCAACTCCAGCATTAGATGCACTTAGAACAGCAGGCACTTACACAGCAGTGGCTGTCACAGGTGGTGCAGGATCCAGCGCAACTTTTAACGCCACAGTAGCAGCTGGAGGAGCGATCACATCATTCACTATTAATAATGCAGGATCAGGTTACGCCGCAGGCAACACCCTGACCATAGCCTCAGGTTTGTTGGGAGCTTCCAGTTTAGCTACCACATTCACAGTGACCACCATAGGTGCAGGCACCGTGGCACAGGCAGGAGCACAAAATACCAACCTTCCAGCAGGATCCAACGCAGCAGCCACTTCAGCAGTGGCCATTGTGGATGACATTTATGATTATATTGGTTACAACGTATTGGATGACAGCACCACTTATTCTAATCCTGTGATGTCAGGTTCTAATTTACCCAACACTGCAATAGGTTACACAGATGCTGTGTTGAGACTGATTGAAAACAAAGAATACATAGCCACAGAAATAGTAGAATACAGTAAAAAAACCAATGCTTCCAGTGCATTCTACACTTATTTCACAGCAGCCAATGAAGCGTCTTGCAAAAGAGATATAAGAGAATATGTGGATGCTGTATGTCATGATTTAATTTACACCGGCAATTGGAAATCATTGATAGCTGCCAAATATTACGAAACTGCTGTGTCAGGCAGTGTCACTTCCAACATGTTCTTAATGAGAAACGGCACAGGATTAAGAAACTGCACCCTGCAAGGATTGGCAGGCACATTATCTGCGCCCAACGGCTATGGCACTCAAAGACCCACAGCAGGAGCTTATGTATCATTGGATGCAGGTTGGGGACCAGCACATGAAGATATGTGGATCACTAACAAATCACCCTATGTGCAAAACGTATCCACATTCGGCTCAGGTTGCGTGGGATTAAAAGTGGATGGTGCATTACACAACGGTGGAAACGATTCCGTAGTGGCCAACGACTTTACACAAATTTTATCAGACGGTATTGGATTCTGGGTGACCAACTTGGGCAGATCAGAATTAGTATCAGTGTTTTCATATTACAATCACATTGGCTATTTGGCTGAAAATGGCGGAAAAGTAAGAGCCACCAATGGTAACAATTCTTATGGTAAATTCGGATCAGTGTCTGAAGGTGGAGATGTCACTGAAACACCAATCACTTGTACTGTGGACAACAAGAGCACAGACGCTACCATAGGTAATACTTTCACAGATGGTAATAGAATATTAGCAATGGAATACACCAATGCTGGTACCAACTACACCACAGCAGCAGTGCATACAATATCTGGAGATGGATTTGGCATCACAGGCACCACTGCTACCATACGCAATGGTGGTGTGTATGAAATAAGATTGAATGAAACTGTCACATCACCTGAAAGCAACTATGGTGGTGACGGATACAGTTCTTCTGCCAACGTGGCACAGAACGGCACAGACAAAACTGTAACAATTTCCAACACTGACACAGCATTGGCTGCTGAGTTAACAGGTTTAGCCATATGGTTGATTTCAGGATTAGGTGCAGGGCAATATGCATACATTGTGGGATTCAATGCAGGTTCAAAAGCTACCAAAGTGGCCAGACCTTCATTCCCCAGCATGACAGTCACAGCTGCCACTGCTTCCAATGATAGATTCACCACTGCCAGCACCAGCAACTTAGATTTGAACATGCCTTTGATGTTCAGTGGCACAGCATTTGGCGGAGTAACCACCACAGCCACCAACCCAACCATTTATTATGTGAAAACTATTTCTTCAGCCACACAATTCACCATCAGCACCACACCAGGTGGCACTGCGTTTGATATCACAGCAGATGCCGCAGGCACCATGTATGTACACAAGGCAGGATGGGATCATTTGGTGAACACCACTTGTACCAACACCACAGTAACCACAGATGTAATCACTTGTGCATCCACTTCAGCATTGTACGTGGGCGCAGCAGTGCAGTTTGATGGACCAACATTTGGTGGCATCAGCACATACACTCAATACTATGTGAAAGCTGTTTCCTCTGCCACACAATTCACCATCAGTACCACCTTAGGTGGTGCAGCAGTCACACTTTCAACTGCTTCAGGCACCATGAGTGTGAGAGTAGTGGAAGCTACATTGGATGGCACTACCCAATATGAATATGTGCCGCGCATCATAGTGAGCGCTCCTGCATCAGGAGTCACGACAATTGCGAGAGCAGTGGTCACCACTGAAAAAATATCATCTATAAGAATTATTGAGCCAGGATCAGGACACGTAACCACTCCCACAGTGACCATTGTGGATCCCAGCAACACTGTGGAAGCACCAGTGCAAGTGTTCTATGGAGATGGCGCTTTGGGTCAACCAACATTTACCAACCGAGGAACAGCCTACCTCACAGCAATAACCACTGTGACAGAAACAGGAGTGGTACGCACTGTGAACGGCATCACCAACGCTAATCCAGGTGTGGTGACCACCAGTGCTGCTCATGGTTACGCAGATGGAACCAAAGTTATTTTTGCCAATGTGGCAGGTATATTCCAAATCAATAGTGGCACATGGTTTTACACTAAATCACTCACTGGAACCACATTCCAATTGTATGTGGATGAGGCTTTAACTGTGGGATTGAATACCACCAGCTTTGGCACGTACATAGCTTCAGCAGGCACAGTGACAGCATTTGGTGGATTTAGAAACAGTTTACAAAGCGGCAGTTTCATTCAAGTGCAAGGATTAACACAAATTCCTCAAGCAGGTTCCAATGTGGAGTTTGCATCCATCGCAGGCGAATGGTACAAATTGGTTACTGTGCAAAATCTTTTAGGCACACAATATCCATTCACAGCATTGTTACAAGTGAGTCCACAAATAGGAGTAGGAGAAGCTCCACCACATGGAACTGTTATCACAATTAAAATTAGATATTCACAAATTAGATTGACTGGTCATGATTTCTTAGACATTGGCACTGGTGGTTTTGTTTCAACCAATTATCCTGGCATACCTTTACAAGCAGCTAATGGTGACAACGAAACTGTGGAGAATGGTGGAGGCAGAGTATTTTTTACCAGCACAGATCAAGATGGTAATTTTAGAGTAGGTGATTTATTCTCCGTGGAACAAAGCACAGGTATTGCCACATTGAATGCAGATGCATTCAACATTTCAGGATTACAAGAACTTCAGTTGGGTGAATTAGTATTGGGAGGCACCAGTGCTTCCATCAACGAATTCTCCACAGACGGTACAATGGCAGCTGACAGTGACCAAATCGTGCCCACTCAGAGAGCGATTAGAACATATATATCTAGTCAGATCGGTGGTGGAGCCAGCAGTTTGAATGTGAACCAGATTACTGCAGGTTTGATCACAATATTCAGCAATACCATTGAGACCACCACTGGAGTGACAATAAACTTTGATTCCCCTGTGAATTTCACAAAAGGGATAAAAGGAACACCCGTAGCATTGGGGTATTTCTTACAAGGATAACTAGAGTACAACAAAAGGAGAACAGTAAATGGCAACAGGAAGATTGGGAGCAGCGAACTTAGGAGCTGCTGCTTTGAACACAGTGTACCTTTGTCCAGCTGATACGTTTGCAGTGGTTGCTGTGAACTTCCTAAATCGAGGCAATCAGGCTCAGACCTTTAGATTGGCTGTGGCTACGACAGACACACCAAACGCAAACGGATCTGAATGGATTGAGTACGATGTGGAAGTGCTATCCAAAGGAGTGCTGGAAAGAACCGGCTTAGTTTTGGCAGCATCACAGAGATTAGTGGCATACGCATCAGGGGGCAACGCTAGTGTGGTGGTTTACGGCATTGAAACATCAACGCTGTAATATTACATACAATAGCATAAATACAAGCAAACAAAAGGACTAAAACATGGGAAGATACATATCAACAACCGGAACCGCTGGCATAGTGATCAGAGAAGTTACGACCACTTATCAAGCAGTGGTAAATGATAGAATTTTAGCAAACAGCTCAGCTGGTGCTTTTACTATCACTTTGCCTCTGAATGCAAGTTTGTTGAACAATGACACCATTCAAATCATAGATGTTGGCAGTGCTGCAGGCACCAACAACATCACCGTGGCTAGAAATGGTTCATTAATCAACGGTGCAGCTGATAATTTAACAATTGACTTGAATCAAGCAATTGTGACTTTGATCTACACAGGGGTTACTAACGGTTGGATTGTGGGCGCAGTATAATATAAAAATAAATTTTATACAGCATCACATACCAGAAAAGGATTTGAAAGAATGGCAAGTTTAAAAACACTCACTGCAACTAAGAGATCTGACTTTCCACAGGTCACCGAAACCAATGTGGAAGCTGGACAAATCTTTCACTTTTCCATGGGAGCCAACTTTGAAGTTTTCAACAATGGTATCTGTTTCAAACCCTGTCAATCAGGCACAGCCATAATTGAATTGTGGGGAGCTGGAGGATCAGCTGCTCAAATGTGTTGTTGCGGATTTGGTCTGCCAGGCAATCCAGGTGCTTATGCACGCAAAACTGTAGTTTTATCATGCTGTGGATACATCTCTGGACAAGTAGGAAATTCATGTGGCAATTCAAGCGCACTGTGTTTTAGAGGATGTGGAGATGCCACAGGCGTAACTTATTATCCCATTGGCACAGGTGCAGGACAAGGTTGTGTGTGTGCTCAGGGTGGTAGAGGTGGAATTTCTTATTGCAGCACAGGCACCAATGCCTATTGCTGTTTTTTATCAGGCGCATTTTATAGCAGTATAGGTTTAGATGGCAACTGCGGCATTGTGTGCAACAAATGCTGTTCAGGTGGATGGTGTGCTCAGTCCTACGGTGGAGATTTAAATTGTCCAGGTGGATTCAGTTGTGTGAGTTTCCTTGGAGCATCAGGCAGTTCATGTCCTTGTCAATCAAATGTTCACGTGCAAGGTCCTGCAGGATATTTTTCCAAATGCGGAGTAGTGGTATCTTACAATTCAGATGACGGCAATGGTTTTGCCAACTGGTCAGGTCAAGGCAGAGGTCAGTATGCTCAAGCATTGGCAGCTGCCAGCAGATGGCCACAAATGGGAGCTCAAATGGCCACTTGTTGGGGATTTTCAGGCAATTGTGGTTGTTATGAAAATGAAGGATGTCAACATCTATTACCGCCAGGATTTCCTGGGGGAATACCACACCCATGCCCAGGCGTGAGAGATCACGCACAGCGAGGTGGTATGGGAGCAATCAGAATTAAATGGATAGCAGGATAATCATATGCCAACACTGAGATCATTGATAGAAACTAAATTAGCATTCCAGTTGCAAGGATTGGAATCAAACGTAGAAGAAGGCAGAATTTGGGCTTATTCTCCCGGCACAGCAGTGGGCACTAACTTTCATTGCGGTGTGTGTTGGATATCACCAGGCACAGGCACAGCTACCATAGAGATATGGGGAGCAGGTGGATCTGGAGCAAAAATGTGTTGCTGCGGATTTGGTCTGCCAGGCAATCCAGGTGCTTACTCCAGTAGAACTGTCAGTGTGACAGTGGGCTGCTGCATCAGAGGTCAAACAGGAATAAGCTGTGGTAACTCAGACGATTTATGCTACAGAGGCAGATCTGAAAGCACGGGTATCTGCTGGCAAGGCAACGGCACCAACGGATGTATGTGTGCAGAAGGTGGTCAAGGTGGATACAGCTATTGTTCTACCACTCCATCAGCCTATTGCTGCTTTGGAGCCAACGGATTTTGCAACACAAAAACAGCAGGTGAAAACTGCGGAATTATTTGTAACTACAGAGGCGCGGGCTGTGCCATTCACCAAGCTCAATCATACGGCGGCACTTGCAACATGGCAGGTGGATTCAGCTGTGTGAGTTTCTTTGGATGTTTGCCCACATGTCCTTGTGCATTCTGGTATCACATGAGAACTCCACCCAAAATGTATGCAGACTGTGGAGCATGGGTCACATACACCAACGATGTGGACAATGGAGCCTATAACTGGAGCGGTGGATCATTGTATGGTTATATTCACACTTTAGGATTGGTTTCTAGAAATCCAACACATGGTGGAAACTATTCAGCCTGTTGGACTGGAAATAGATATTGCGGTTGCTACAACATGAACGGTTGCATAGCGTTTGTGCCTCCTGGTCATGGTGGACCACCACCACATCCATGTCCAGATGTGAGAGATCATGCCTACCGAGGTGGTCATGGTATAATTAGAATTAAATACGTGGGAACAGGATATTTGGGGTTAAACTAATGCCAGGATTAAAAAGTATATTAGCAAGTAGAGTCAGTTACGAAGTGGTTGAAACCAACCTAGAACAAGGTGTGATTTATGCCTTTTCACCCGGCACATTCTACACACAATACTGCAACGGCTTCTGTTGGAAGCCACCAGCTGCAGGTTGTGCCATTGTGGAGCTTTGGGGCGCAGGTGGATCTGGATCTCGTATGTGTTGTTGTGGTGGAGGACTGCCCGGCAATGCAGGCGCTTACGCTAGAAAAAGTATTGAAGTGGACACTGCCAACTTTGTGTGTGGCTGTGTGGGTTTCCCTCGCTACGCACACGATTTATGTTTTTCAGGTTGTGGTGATCCCAGCACAATATGTTGGACTAGCACCACTGCCAACGGTTGTTTGTGTAGTAGAGGTGGCCGAGGTGGCACCAGTTTTTGCAGCACCAGCACCAGCATGTGGTGTTGTTTTTATGCCAATGGATTTTGCGGATTTGGACCCATCAATGACCACTGCGGTATTTTGTGCAATCATTGTGCAGGAGGTTGGGAAGCACTGGCCTATGGCGGTGACATCAACTGTTGCGGCACCATTGGATGTTCAACTTTCCTAGGTTGTTATCCCACTTGTCCTTGTCAAACCATTCACCATGCGCCTCTGCCAGCTTACATGTTTGCAGAAAAAGGTGCTAGAGTGAGTTTTCAAACCAATGATGGTGGTATACACAATAGTGGTATGTCAGGCAGTCAGTTGCCCAGTTATTTTGGAGCGTTGGCAGGAGTCAACAAACAGCCCACCAGAGGATCTTTCAACAGCTATTGCTGGAGATCAGACAGATCCTGCGGCTGTTATGAAATGCAAGGCTGTTCAGCTTACTTGCCTATTGGAGCAGGTGGACTGCCTCCACAACCATGTCCAGATGTGAGAGATCACGGAATCAGAGGCGGCTGGGGCGGCATGCGTATCAGATTTATTGCTTCTTAATGATATATGTTGATAAATACACTAAATAGTAACAAGGAATAAAATATGATAACAAAAAATTTTACAATACCTTTGGCAGATGAACCCTATGTGGACACCACTGCACTCAATAACACATATGCAGCCACTTATAAAGGTCCAAAATATATAAAAGTTGCCATTGACAGCACAAGTAAAGTTGTTGAAAGAGTAGTATCATCAGCTGACACCATGGCTGAACTTGATCAAATGTTCACACCTACAGAAGCCAATCATACCTATCATGTGATGGATGCATCAACGCACACTTTTGAAGCAGCATATCTCACTGGCATGTATGACACAGGTCCTGTAGAAAATTACACAGAAACTTTACCTACCAGAAATGCCGCGGGTGAATTTGAAACTTTTACTTATGGTTGGGATGACAACACAGGCATGATTCAACAACAATATTTTATTTTAGATATGAAATATGAAAACGGTAATTTTGTAAGACCTAGATTTAGAGTACATGCATTAACCAGAGCGAGTTTCTTAGCATCAATGCAAGTGCAAATTGCCTCTATCACCACAGCTTTAGAAAGCAATCAAGAATTGACAGATGAAGCAAGAGGCCAATTAGAGACCTATAAAACTTGGTTAGAAAATCTTCCAGTAAAGTATGCAAACGTAAAACATTGGAAAATTCCATTCGTTTTGCCAGTACCAACATACTAAATCAAGAATAATTCATCCATACATATACGTTGATATATAATAACGTGTGTAAGCTCACACCATTTATATATGAATAGATCCAAAGCATTTTTCCTCAATGGTGGCATAGGTAGAATCCTATGTGCTATTCCTGCATTAGAAAAATATGCAGAAGAATCATCAGATAAAGATTTTTTGGTAATCTGTGAAGGTGCAGTGGACATACTAAAAGGCCATCCTTTGCTGGATAAAAAAACTTACGATATATTTCATAAAAATTTATTTCATTCCAAACTGCAGAGTAAAGATGTGGTGAGTTTAGAACCATACAGAGTATGGGAATACTATAATCAAAAATGTAATCTATCACAAGCCTTTGACATCTTGATCAACAACAAAGGAGTGCGATCTTTGCCCAAACCCACAGTGGTGCTCAGCAAAGAAGAAATTGCACAAGGACAAAAAGTAATAGATGAGATCAAAACTAAAATTAAAAAAGAAAAAACAATTGTTTTTCAACCATTTGGTAGAGGCGTAGAACACATTGATAAAACTATTATAGATAAAACAGGACGCAGTCTTGAATACAAAGATGTAAAAAAACTTATCGGGAAGTTGCAAAAAGAAGGTTTTGCAGTAATACTGATGTCTGAGTTTGGATTGGAACTTAAGAATCAAAACTACACAGATGAAGTTGCTATGCCTGAAGGGTTAAATCTTAGACAGTGGACTTCAGTAATCAAACATGCAGATCATTTCTTTGGATGTGACAGTGTAGGACAACATTTAGCATATATTGTTGGCACTCCTAGCACAGTGGTGTTGGGTCCTACATATCCCATCAACACCAGTTATCCCGAATGTGAATATTTTAATATCATGGACATGGGAGAGGTAGACCGAGAATATGATCCTATTAGAATTACTATGGATGAAAGAATCTCTCGTAAAAACGAGATCCTCATGTCCATGAATGAAGAAATAGAAGATTATGCAATCAATACTATCATGGGAAGAAACAAAGATGACAAGTAAAACATCAGGATACATTGCTGCCATAGCACGTGGTCACAATAGCGGAGTGTGTCTATTAAAAGATGGCAAGGTAGTTTTTTCTATTGAGGAAGAAAGATTAAGCAGAGCAAAATACGATGGAGGTCCTTTTGCATCCATGGTTGAAATATTGAAATATACTGATAAGATAGATTATCTTGTGGTCGCACACACTCAAAAAATTAAAGACACAGCAGGTCGTATTGATTTCACCGGAGATGACGTGTACACTGGATTAGCAAGAAAATTAGGGTTAATAAATCGTCAAGCAGATGTGATGAATCATCCCCAAGTGGTTGATCTAAGTCATGTGCATCACAAACTACATGCTGCTTGTGCTTTTTATAGATCAGGTTGGGACAGTGCAGTCAGCGTAATAGTAGATGGAGCTGGCACTTTCCTTGGCATAAACAATAGCTTGCAAGGTCCGATTACTGTGTGGGAAGTTGAATCTATTATAGATTGTGCGTATCCAGCTAAATTTAAATCATTGTACAAACACTATGGTACTAGAGAACCAGTGCTAGGTTGCGTGCTGAAAAATTTTCCTTCAGAGATTACAGATGAATCTGGTCAAACTCATGAAGCAGTGTTCAGCGATCGAGCTGGCATTGTGAAAGTGTATGAAGCAGTTACACAATATTGTGGATTTATGCCTATTGAGGCTGGAAAAACAATGGGATTGTTTCCTTATGGTAAACCCAATCATAAAATTCCTAAATTATTTGAAACTGATTCTTTAGTAGAACTATCAAATAGAAATTTGATATTACCCACCTATCCTAACGCTGCTTTAGTGAACTCACAATTATTTGATTTTTTAGAGGATCCTACAGGAGTGCAGCAAGAAGATGTAACCAAGTTAGAAAACCGTAGAGACTTAGCCTATGCTTGTCAGTTAGAAACTCAAGCTCAAGTTTTAAAATTAATTCGCAAGGCAGTAGCAATGACTAATAATAAAAAAGTAGTGCTATCAGGAGGCTATGGATTGAATTGTGTAGCAAATTACTATTATTTAGAACATCTAAGAAAAGACGGAGTTGAATTGTATGTTGAACCCATATCTAATGATGCTGGTACAGCAATGGGAGCAGCATTACTGTTTTATCATCAAATATTTGCAGACAAGACTCCTAAAGTTCATGATACATTGTATCTAGGTCCCGATAAAGAATATAGTATTACAGATATTGAAAGCACAATCAAAACTAATCCTAAAATTTTTATGAGTGAAGCCACACACAAAGATATTGTAAAGCTCTTAAGAGCTAAAAATATTGTAGCAATATTTCAAGGCAAATCTGAAAACGGTCCAAGAGCATTGGGTAACAGATCCATTTTGTTTGATCCAACATTCAAGGATGGCAAAGATTTTGTTAATATTATAAAAAAGAGAGAATACTTTAGACCATTTGCTGGCACAGTGTTACAAGATGATGTGCATGATTGGTTTGATTTGCGTGGTATGAAAGATTCTCCATTTATGATGTATGCTGTAAATTGCCAACCAGGAGTGGCTGAAAAAATTCCTTCAATTATCCATGTGGATGGCACTTGTAGAATACAAACCGTCACAGAAAAACAGAATAAACATTACTATGATCTTATAAAACAATTTAAAGAAGAAACAGGTATACCTATATTATTCAATACTTCATTTAATTTAGGAGGAGAGCCTTTGGTAGAAAGTTTTGATGATGCGATTAGAACATTAGAAAATTCTAAAATTGAATATCTATATCTTCCTGAACACGGCAAGCTAATTCACATAGCAAACAACTAATATGAACAAAGCATTTTTTATAAATGGTGGAGCTGGAAGAACTCTATGTTCAGTGTCAGCATTAGAGAATTATGCCATAGATAACCCCAATGACGATTTTATTATTGTGTGTGAAGGCGGCACAGATTTTTACAAAGGGCATCCTAAACTGCATTTCAGATCCTATGATGTATGGCATAAAAATTTATTCAATGAATATCTAAAAGATAGACAATTAATTACACCTGAACCTTACAGAATTTGGGAATATTACAATCAAAAATGTAGTATAGCTCAAGCATATGATATAGAAATTAATAACAAAGGCATAAGAAAGTTAGAAATTCCTAAAATATTTTTGTCTAAAGAAGAATTAATCATGGCTAGACAGATGATTAATGAAGTGAAAGAAAAAACTAAAAAAGAAAAAGTAATTGTGTTCCAACCTTTTGGACGTGTATCTAAAAAAGATAACGAGGACTTTGTAGATGTTAGTGGTAGAAGTTTTGAGATAGAAAATACCATGAGTTTAATAAGACAATTGGGCAAACAGTATGGCATTATATTGATGTCTGAATACGCAATTGATTTTGCCAAATATCAAATTAATTTTCCTATCGCCGCTCCTCAACAAGTGCATGTAAGGGTATGGAGTGCAGTGATCAAAATGTGTGATCATTTTTTAGGTTGTGACAGCTTGGGTCAACATATAGCAAATGCATTTGACAAGACTGCCACAGTAGTATTTGGATCAACTTTTCCAGAAAACGTATCATACCCTGCCAACAACAAATTTGATATCATCGACATGAATAAAGACAATAGAATTTATAGTCCTATACGTATTACCATGGATGAATACGCAGATCGAGCCAATGAAGATGCTATGAAGATGGATAAAGAAGTAGAAAACAGAATAGTACAATCTGTTCAAAGCATGATCAAACATGGTCAAAAGAAGATTAAAAAATAATACAATTTACAGGTAAATACACACATGTTCAATGTAAACAACTTGTTTGGCAAGGGCGTAAAAAACACTTTACTGTTAAAAAACGGTTTGAATTTTTCAGTGGGAGGACCATTCATAAGCATCCAAACAGACACTTTAATAGATAGATGGCAATTCACATCTGTGTCAGCTGCTGAATATACTCTAATGGTAGACTATGATACCAACAACAAAGAAATTATAAGATGTTTACTGGTAGGTGGGCCAAATGCTGCCACTGTGACCATATACGGTCGTGGCAATCTTGGTAATGAACTAATCAATCTCACAGCCACAGTGAATGACTCATATGTGGAACTGAAAGCCACCCCAGCACAAGGCGCCGACAGCACTGTATACAGTGGTTCCAAATGCATATTTCAAGCCACGTATTTTGAAACTTTGAATCCTATCACACGCTAAAATACCAGCTGGCCTTAGATAAATACACTAAAAATTAGACATTTATGCCAGTAGTCAATAATCCATTAAAGTCGTTGTATGGCTTTCAAAGCCCTTCATTCAGTGTGAATGCTGCTGGTAATCTTGTGGCTGTTGATGTCACTGTGAACAACATCACAGCCAACGATATTACGGCCGATGATATCACAATCGATCAAGCAAGCACCACAACATTGTTAGTGGGCGCTGCTACCAATTTACTGGGTACTCTTGCAGTGGCAGGAGTATCGACTTTTACAAACACCACTGCTGCGCAAAGTTTAAACATTGCTGCTGTAAAGATAGCAGGAGGAGTAGCCATTCAAAATAATTTGTTGGTCAACGCTAATAGCACATTCAACAATGACTTGACCATAGGTGAAGATTTAACAGTGCAAAACAATATTCAGGTCAATGATTCATTGATCACTGATCGCATCACTACCATTAACGATGGCAGCACATTGACAGATTTATTGATCCAACCTGTGAGAAACGTTATTTTTAAAACTGCTGGTAATAACACAGAATTAGGCAGAATAGATGCCACAGGATCTACTGTGCCGGTGAAAAATACCAGTATCAACAACACCAGTATAGGACTCACAGTGGCCAGCACTGCTGCATTCGTAAGCGGCACCGTGGTCAACACTCCTACAGCAGCCAATAATATCACTAGAAAAGACTATGTGGATCGTACAGCCGTGGCTTTCTCCGTGGCTTTAGGGGGATAGGTAAATACAATGCGCAAACTCAACTTAGTGGAAAATGGCTAAAAAACAGTTAAAAAATTTTATATTTGAACCAGGTATCGGCAAAGATGATGGGTTATATCCCAATGCCGCTGCATTAATTTTAGCCAACAAATCATTTTTACAACAACAGGTTGTAGCGTTTATCAATTATAATATTGCCAACAACATAGCACCCTATGTGGGTTATACCTATGCTTCACAAAAATGTATCAGAGACGTGGGATATTTTATTGACGCAGTGGTGCATGATATAAGATATGGTGGCAATGTAAAATCACGTCAGGTAGCAGATTATTTTTGGATAGACGGAGAACCTCAGATCCGAGGTGATGTGTCTCCTGAGACCACTGGGCAGGCCTATCTACGCAATATCATCAATCAATATATTCTCACTAAGATAGCTGTGTCTCCTAGTTATGGCAACACAACACCACAAATATTCCCAGCAGGCATTAGCACAGAAAGTGATGGACCAACTGCCAACACTGCATTGTGGAACATTTTCAGCACAGTGATCACCAATGGTCCCAGTGCAATACCAGCCAAAGTTCCTGGAGTATCTTCCATTAGACTGGCAGGACAAATTGATGTATCATCCATACTGTTGATTACTGATGTGGATACAGGTAATATTCTTTACAGCTTTGCTGATCCTCTCAACACTGTGAGAGTCACTTACAAACAAGGACGCAGCAGCGGTGACGGCAATTTGTTAAGTGATTTGGATTTTCCTACTTGGTGGCAGGTCAGTGATTCTATCACCACCATAGATTTGAGTGCAGACACCAGCACACTCACAGCTTCAGCTAATATACAATTTTTTGTGGAAGAAGCCAGCCAACAAATCAGACCTTGGGAATTTGGCACAGATGCTATAGAACGTATGCGTGTGGCATCACCACAGGCCATGTTAGATGCTGACTTTGAATATGGACTGCAGCCAACCAAATGGCAAGCACTGGGACTTTTGAGAATGTATCCTTCCACCTATGAGATACCTGGCAGTGATTTAACTGTACTCAGTTGTGTTACTGATGCATCTGTAAACACTGGATTTTTTGGAAGTTCGCTGATCACAGTGACAACCTCAGGTGTACATGGATTTCCTGTAGGGCAACCTATTTCAGTAAAAGGATTGAACAACACCGTGAACGGATTTGCCAGAGCAGAAGGATCTTTTTTAGTTTACAGTACACCCAGTTCTGTGAGTTTCTCATATTACGCCAGTGCCAAAGTTGGAACCACTAATGAAGAAAGTTTATTAACTTCTTTCATACAAATACGTCAAGCACAATTTTTCACAGGTGCTTCCATAGGTCAGCCCAGCTTTTCAGTGTTCACCAACGGCACAGCACTGGCCATAGTCACAGCGCTGGCAGCCACAGCAGGCGCCACTTCATTTGTTTACACAGGCTCAGCTCCTACAGTGGGTTCTCCAGTCACAGGACCATCCACAATACCTGTGGGTACCAGCGTGTCAGGCACAGTGGGCGCGGCTTCGGTCACAACCAATGTTTTATTGAACACTTTAACCACTGACACTCAAATAAGTTTGACTAACTTGTCAGGCATACAAACAGGCATGGCATTGGATGTGGGTGGTACTGCTTCCACTATCAACACCATAGCGGGCAGTCAATTATCTTTGAGCAATCAATTGAACGTGGCCTACAAAGGCAGAAATCACACCAACACTGCTGTGTCAGGTACACTGGTGGCTCCAGCGGGAGAATATGCAAGGTTTGATGTGTCTCGATCCGCTGGCACATACACATTGACATTGTCTGCTGCTGCATCACCCAACGCAATCAATTATCAAAAAGGTGATAGATTAAAAATATTAGGCACCAACTTAGGCGGTGCATCTCCTGCCAATGACGTCAACATTTTAGTCACTGCCACAGGCACAGGCAATGACATCGATACATTCACATATTCAGGCACTTCAGTGCTGGGTGGTGCTACTTACAACAATGTAAATCAAACTTCTACTACTGGAACACCCGGAGGAACAGGATTCCAATTGAACGTGACCAGAACAGGCGGCACGGGCACATATTCAATCAGCAGCAGCGTGGCTGGACTAAACTACAGCGCAAGCGAACAATTAACATTTTCAGGTGCCAATTTTGGTGGTGCATCTCCTGCCAATAACATTGTTATCATAGTCAACAGCACCACATCTGACGGTGGAGTATTGACATACACTGTCAGCGGCTCACCTGTGGGCGCATCAGGCAACGCAACTTACAGTTCAGTTTCTGCAGACAATGTTGCACACCTAGGCAGTGGAGCTGAGTTCAATATTACTAGAAGCAGTGGTGTGTACACTGCTGCAATCAATAATGGTGGCACAGGATATGAAGAAGGCAATCAGATCACAGTATTAGGCACCAATCTCAATGGTGCAATTGCTAACAACGCCACAGTGATAATCACTGGCGTCGCAGCTGGAGTCATAAATGCGGTCACTGTGTCAGGAACAGGCTACGGAGGTGATTCAATCACTGTTTATCCTACGATGTCTATCAGTGAACCCATCACAGGAAACATTCCTTTAGGTACTGCACTGAACGTGGGAGCTATTGCCACTTTCCAAGTAGATTTTCAAGCACCACATGGATTAGTGCCAGGAACCACTATATTGAGTCAGGTCACCTCACAACCAGCGCCAGAATTAGCATCAACAGCAAGAACTTTAACAGGTTCAGGAACTTGGGCAGTGGTTGGCTTTGGTGGTATATTTTCAGCAGTACGCAGTGGAGCCACTGCAACTCAACGTTCAACCAATGGACAACTTTGGGCGGCGGGTGGAGTAATGCCGTCAGCAGCCAATTGGAGTTCAGTAGCAGCAGGTAAGATTGGGGCCACAACATATTTTGTGGCAGTGTCCAATGGAAGCACCGCTGCTGCTTGGTCAGTCAACAGTGGCACAAGCTGGTCATCAGCCACTCTGCCTAGTGGAGCCAACTGGAGTGCAGTAACTTATGGCGACGGAAAATTTGTGGCAGTGTCCACTGGCAGCACAGCAGCAGCATACAGTATCGATGGTGGAGCCAACTGGGTGTCTGCTACACTGCCCGCCAGCGCCAACTGGACTGGTGTGTCTGCAGGATTAGTAGGAACCTCCATATATTTTATAGCAGTGGCTTCAGGTGGAACCAATGCTGCTTATTCACCAGACGGTGGGGCCACTTGGTTGGCCACAGGAGCACTGCCAGCCAGTGCAAACTGGAGTGGAATTGCATACGGTAACAACAGGTTTGTAGCCATCAGTACAGGCAGCGCCAACGCAGCATTTTCTATCAACGGCACCACTTGGACTCTTAGCACATTACCTTCAAGCAGCACTTGGAACAACATTATTTACGGTGATGATGTATTTTTAATTGCAGCCAAAAGCACAACAGATGCATTAACATCATTCACAGGAGAAACAGGATCCTTCACTCCTAGAATTTTAAGCACATCATCCACTTGGGAATCACTGGCTTTCAGTTACTACACAGGTCAAGGATTTGGAAGATTCGTTCTAACCAATGAAGCCACTACTGCTTTGGAGATTAATCTAACTTCAGCCAATCACCAACTGGGCACAGGGCCACATGTGATATCTGCAGTGCCTAGTGCTGCTTCCATAAGATTCGTGGCTAGAACCACAGGTATTGTGAACACCACTGACAGTTCTGTTACTGGAATAGTTTATGCCAGACCAGATTCATTTTTTGTACACAGACCTTTTGATGGTGGAGTGCAGTTAGGCACAGGTAATCCTAGTCATGGAGCACAAGCTATTAGACAGAGCAAAAAATATATCAGATATCAATCAGGCAAAGGCATCATGTACACCACTGGAGGATTATTTGCTCCCAGTTACAACTTGTCGGGAGCCACATCTAATGGCACAGCAATAAACAGTTTAATCACCTTTGTGACAGATGACACAGACCACGGAGTGCAAGCAGGTGCTGTGGTAGAAACCAACGGCTTTGTAAGTTTTGAATACAATGGTGAATTCACTGTGGAGAGTGTGATAGACGCTCGTAGATTCACTGCTAGATCAGCAGTTGTGCTTAGTGTAACCACAGCACAATTGGGCACTGATTGCAAAATGATTCTCAAACGTTGGCATGGTAGTTGTGTGCGCATCGGAGCTTTTGATGAGCAAAATGGAATATTCTATCAATATGATGGATATGAAATGGCAGTGGTACGCAGAAGCAGCACCAATCAATTGACTGGAGTTGTGGCTTGCAATGTGGACAGCAATTCAGTAGCTGGCACAGGCACAAGATTCCAAGATCAATTAAAAGTTGGAGATAAAATTGTTATCAGAGGTATGAGTCATTTAGTCACACAGATTAATAGCCAGACACAGATGTTTGTGACTCCAGACTGGCGAGGTGCCAACAATATCACAGGAGCCAGAGTATGTATTACCGAAGAATTATATATTCCTTCAAGTCAATGGAATTTAGACAAATTAGATGGCACAGGACCCAGCGGATATGACATATTGCCATGGCGCATGCAGATGTTGGGTATGCAGTATTCATGGTATGCAGCAGGATTTATTGAATGGATGTTGCGAGGCGCTGATGGTAAATTTGTATTCTTACACAAGATAAGAAATTCCAATACCAACACTGAAGCTTACATGCGTACTGCAAACCTTCCTGTGAGATATGAAGTAGAAAATCGCACAGCAATATCTAAATTATACACAGCAATCAATGAATCAGTCACCACTGTAGAACTATTTGATGCCACTAGATTTCCAACCAATGGAGTGATTTATGTGGACAATGAATTGATATCTTACAATGGAAAATCAGGTCGAACTTTGACAGGTTGTACCAGAGCAGCCACGTTCAGCTCATTCACAGCAGGTATTAACAGGGTTTACTCAGCTGGATTTGCTACATCTCATTTAGTTAATGCTGGGGTCACGTTGATCAGTTGCACAGCCACTCCTACCATCAGTCACTGGGGATCAGCGCTGTTGACAGACGGTATGTTTGATGAAGACCGAGGATACATTTTTAACTATGCTGCCACAGGTTTGAGTGTGAGCACTGCCAAACAAACAGCGTTCATGATCAGATTGGCTCCTTCAGTTTCCAACGCACTGGTGGGAGATTTGGGTGAGCGAGATTTATTGAACAGAGCACAATTGCTGTTGAATGAAGTGGCAATTACCACAGACACAGGTTCAGGCACGGTGGTAATCGAAGGAGTATTGAATCCAAGAAATTATCCTGCCAATCCTTCCAACATCACATGGACTGGCTTGGCCAGTTCTGCAGCAGGAGGGCAGCCCAGTTTTGCACAGATAGCATTGGGAGGTTCTATTAACTGGGGAGGCATACCAGGCACCACAACCACTGCCACCATACAAGGAGCATTAACTACCACCATCAATGCTGTAGGATTCACCACAGTCACACAAAACTTAACAGCCATTGCCAACTCTGGATTTAGAACGCGAGCGTTTCAAACCACCAATAATGATTTTTTCATCACCAATGCGGCATATGATGCTATCACTGCTACTCCATTAAGAGTAGGGGATAGAATAGTGGTGGGCACTTTTGTCACTGCTGGACAAAGCATATCCACCATCACTCGTGCTTATTTGGGATCTGGCTACACCAGAATTGTGATGAGCTCAAACGCCAATGCAACCAGTGCAGTTTCCACCAACGTCACTACACCAGTGCAAAACAGTATTTCAATAAATTATGCATCCTCAGTAGTGAACGGTAGACAAGATTTCTTAATTACTGACGCTGAAAACACTGCGCAAAATCTTGCACTAGGAGATACATTATCCGCAGCGTCATATATTGTGGTCAGTCAGACCATTGCCAATTTAACTCCTTCTTATGCCAGAGTAAATGGAGTGAATTACACCAGAATAGTGATGAATACATCTGCTAATGCCACAATAGCAGTGAACACTAATCTTGCTGTGACTGTGACTGCATCAGGCACTGGAGCCAATTACACAGGTAACTTTTTATTCTTTACTCAAGCCAGTTGGAACAACTCAGGAGCTGCCAATGGCACCAGGGTGGCCACTTCATACACTCAATTTCCAGCCAACACTTCTGTGAGTGCTGTGACCACTAGAAGATTAGGCACAGTGACAACCATTAGAGCCACGTTCACACAAACTTTGACCACATCGGTGTCAGCATCCACTAGTATAACTTTACAATTTGGTGATCCGCAGTTTGCACTGCCAGGTGAACAGGTGTTTGCGTTCTTGTGTCAACCAGGATCATTGAACACATTAAGTTTAGCTGAATTAAAAGAATTAACCACCACTGCCATAGGTGGCAGAGGCACATTCCCCAATGGTCCAGACGTGTTGGCTATCAATGTCTACAAGATATCAGGCGGAGCAGTGAATGGATCTATTGTGCTACGTTGGGGTGAGGCTCAGGCGTAATAACTTTTTGGCTGTCTCCAGGTACTATCCTATAATTGTCTTCCACACTGTCAGCGGTGCTAACTTCAGTGATAGAACTGTTGTCTACTAGTGCTTCCAGTTGATGAGGCTGCAATGGTGGATTTCTCCAAACCTGTCCTTCTGACAATTCTTTTTGATAAATCTTAGCATCTTTGCAGTCTATCCAACGCACTAGAAATTTTCCATTGTTTACAAACCACGACTCATCCTTGATCTTGTGAAAATGCAAAGAACACTTATTACCTGCTTTAGTAAACACCATTATTTTACCACAATACAGTTCATTGGTGGCCCATATTAATTCATAGCCCCAACCTTTGTCCACTTTGCCTTCAGGTCTAGTTACAGTCATGTTCAATGTATTTTTCTATGGTTTTATATTGGATGCTCACATGAGTATTTAAAAGAGTTGTATCGGCACAGGTATAAGTTTGATATTGATGAGTCAATATTTTAGGCATAGGCACAGTAACAACTTTAGCTTGGTATTTTTTTGCAACAATTTTGGCAATCTCGGCAAAACTTGTGGCTGATCCTGTGCCAACATTAAAAATTCCACTTACCTTTTTGTTTAACATTTGATGATGTATTTCACACACATCTGACACACAGATAAAATCTCTTAAATAATTTTCACTTTCTTCAAAAATTGAAATTGTACCTTGTGTTTTAGCTTCATGAATAAATTTTGTAATAGGCGACGCTTGATTTTGTTTGTGTGTTTCCAAAGGTCCATACACGTTGAAATATCTAAATCCTTGAATGAGTGCATTAGGATTGTCTTTAATTATTG